AAACAGAGAAAAGTCCCCCGAATCCACCGCATCATGCGGATGGATCCGGGGGACTTTCGTGGATTATGACTGAATTCAGCATTGACGCACTGATTCGTTTATTTGGTGAGCATTTTTTGCAGGCTGGTGCCGTTGTCGACCTCGGGGATGCCGGCGATGCTGGTGAGCAGGCTGACGATGGCGGCCATGACGGCCACGCTGCCGATGTTGGCCCAGTCGACGGTCAGGATGCCGACGGCTCCGGTGCCGATCACGGCCAGGGCGGCCTGGGCGGCGGTCTTGACCGCACGGATCCCGGCGGCCCTGGCCCACAGGACGGGGTTCGACGTGGTGTCGGCCGAGGCCGTCTCGGCCGAGTGCTGCGGAGGCTCTCCCATAGTTGCTCCTTTCTAGAATTTTCCTTGGTTGAGTCGGGTCTGGAGTGCTCGGCCGAGTCCGTATCCCCAGTTGGTCCAGGGTTTCATGTTCTGGGTGGCGACGCCGAGGTGGCGGTGGAGGCCGTCGATGTACTTGGGGCCGGCGAGTCCGTCGACCTTGCCCGAGTAGATGCCCTCGTTTTTGAGGATCTCCTGCGTGCGGCGGACGAGTTGGGAGCCGTCTCCCCCGTATGCGTAGGACTGCAGGGCCGGGCGCGCGTAGCCGGAGGGGCGCACCTGTCCGGTGATCACGCCGTCGACGCTGGTGCCCAGGATCTGCTGCCAGCGGCCGATGGTGGCCGGACCGCACGAGCCGTCGACCTGCAGCGTGCCGTGGCCGATGCCCTCGAGGCTGCCGGACGCGCCCGTGTACGCGGGGCGCAGGATCGCGGCGACCGTGCCCCACGAGCGGGTGCGGCGAGCCACGGCACCGTTGTTGGTGTTGCCCTCGATGGTCTGCACGTAGGATCCGCGGTTGATCTCCACGAAGCCGATGTGGTCGACCTCGCCGCCGTCCCAGTTGAAGATGATCAGGTCGCCCGGCTGGGCGCTGCGCGTGGTGACCTGTCGGCCGGCGTTGCGTCCGTCGCGCAGGATGTAGGGCACGTACGCGGCCGGCATGCCGGGGAACGACTGGCCGGCCCGGTCCAGGCACCATGACGCGAACATGGCGCAGAACGGCACCCCGCTCGTACCGAAGTAGGATCCATGGGACTGGGCGTACCATCGGCCGTATTTGGTGCCGGGCTCGGGGTCGGCCCAGCGGCTGTAGCCGAGCTCTCCGGCCGCGATCCTCAGTACGTCATTCGCCGTCGCCACTGTGCATCACCTCCAACGGTTCGGTCACGTCCGGCGTGCTGTCCGCACGACTGGACCCCGACGCGAGATTCTCTTCACTTGGTTCGCCCATACGGGCCTCCTTTCCGCCCCTGTCGGGGCACATGGAAAAGGCCGCCCCGGTCGGGACGGCCTTGGAACTATCGGCTGGCTCCCCCGCTCATGGCGAGAGGAGGAACGGGAGCACGACCAGCAGGGCGAGCACGCGCAGCAGCACGACCAGCACGACCACGCCCAGCGCGACCAGCAGGGCGAGCGTCGTGACGGCAAGCAGGACGAGCAGCAGCGCGCGCAGGATCTCGCGCCCGCTCACCGGTACTCCCAGTCGCACTCGGTCTCCCGGCGCACGTAGTCGGCTTTGAGCGCGTCGTAGCGCGCGTGGCCCAGACCGTTGCCGCCGAGCGCGAGGTACTCCTTGCCGGCCTCGAGCTGGCGTTCGTGCTGGGTGCGGGTGTTGGTGTGCGCGAACATCTCGATGCGCAGCACGTCCAGGCGGATCGCCCGCCGGTCGCGCTCGGACTCGTCCAGACGCGTGTAGTCCCTGTCCAGCTTGGATTCGAGGGCGAGGATCACCGGGGACTCGGCCAGGGCGCGGTCGAGCTCGTCGCGGGTGATGGTCATGTCGTGCCGGTCCAGGTGCCGGTCGATCCGGCGCAGGATCCACGCGAGCACGCCGCCCGAGCCGACCGACGCGACGAGAAACGCGCTCCAGAACTCCGGAGAGGCGAACAGTTGGGGAAACGGCACGATATGGGTCCTTTCGGATCGGAATCAGTTGGCTTGTTGGTCCCACGCGTGTAGTGCGTCGGGCACGTGGCGTTGGGCGAGCTGGCGCATGGTGAGGCATTCGAGCCGTCCGGCGTCGACGAGGGTCTTGACCCTGTCGAGCAGGGCGGTCCATTTGGATCGTTCGATCTGGGTGGTGTCGCTGCCCTGGCCGTCGGCGACGATCTTGTGTTCGGTGACGACGATGATGGCGCCGAGGTCGGCCCATGTCTCGAGGCTGTCGGCGACGTTCTCGTAGCCGACGGTCGGGATCTCCCGGTGGGTGGGGTCGATCGCGAGGGTGGGTCCTCCCCCGTAGGTGCCGCGGATGAGGGGCCATCCGTCGGCGGCGAGCTGTCGGGTGTAGGCGGCGCCGAGCCGGTTGTTGGTGGACGCGACGTAGCTGGCGCGGGGCATGGTGGGGATGTCGCGCGCGGCGTGCATGCGTTGGATGACGGGCGTCCAGTCGCCGCTCGTGTAGTCGATGTCCTCGTCGTGTCCGCTGTACACGCCGTTGTCGGTCAGCCCGGCGGCGAGCAGGTGCGCGACGTTCTCGGCCGTCCACGTCGAATCGTTGGCCCGGTCCCACGTGAACGTCAGACCTCGCGACTGGTACATGTCGATCATGTCGGTGTCGACCAGGCTCGGGCTGATGTCGTGGGTGAACACGATGACGCTCCGGGGCGTGGGCGGGTCGATCAGGAGGCTGTCGATCCAGACCGAGCCTCCCGATTCGCTCCTCCACTGGACGGTCAGACCGGTCTGCCAGGCCATGTCGTCGTACAGGCACAGGTTCCAGCCGGCGTGCAGACCGGTGTAGATCGTCCCGCCCATGACAGTCGTGCCGTTGCCGCCGCCGTTGCCGCGGCCGATCATGATCTGCGTGGTCGTGGCGTTGTCCCCGGCCGTCCGGGAGGGCAGGGCCGCGGGCTCCACCCACGCCCACAGGCCCACGCGCCGCGGCGCGGCCGTGCCCTTGTGGTCGGGGAACAGGAGCGCGGTCACGGTCCGGCCGGCCCCGGCGGTCATTTTGACGGCCTGCGGGGAGTATTTCACGTGCGCATCGTCCAGGCTGACGCCGGCGGGCGGGTCCGTGGGCAGGCTGGGCGCCTGCGGGTCGATCACCGTGACCGGGACGCTCGTGGTGATGTTCCCGGCCGTGAGGGTGAGGGTGGTCGAGCCGCGTTTGAGGCCGGTCAGGCTAAGCCCCCCCCGATGCGATTCTGGTTGGTGGTCATTGGTGTTCCTTTACTTGGTTTTGACAAGGCGTGCGCCGATGGTGTCGTTCACCGCGGCGCCCTTGGCCGCGCTGAACTGGCAGCGGGCGTCGACGGGCTCGTCGACGACGATGGTTTTGACGGTGCCGAGCGATGAGCTGTGCCAGGTGTTGCCGATGCCGATCTGCGCGATCAGATTGGCCGTTCCCCCGATTCCGGTGAGCTCGTAGGTTCCGGGCTCGAGGGTGACGGTCGTGCCTACGCTGGATCCGTACTGGCCGCTGCTGGTGCCCTCGGCGTGCATGCTATATGGTCCGACGCGGGTGAACGTGACGCCGTTGACGTCCGTCTTGCCCGCGATGTCAGGCCACAGGCTGGTGACCTGGACCGGCAGCGTGACGGCGAGCGTGGGGCTGGTCCGGCTGGTCACGGTGATGGTGGTGTCGCCCACGTCCAGGGCGTTGATCTCGTATGCGGTCATGATGCTCCTTTCAGATGGTGCGGATGGCGGCGGCCTCGAGGCTCGCGGTGAGCCGGTGCCCGTCCCAGGTGCACCGGCTGGTGTGGATCCACAGGGGGATGGGCGTGCCGGCCGGCACGGTGTCGCTGACGGTCAGGATCCGGGCAAGGTCGTCCATGGACGGCACGTGATCCGCCGGCAGCGGGCCGTCGGCGGGGGTGGGCCGCCACCACGAGTCCGACAGGATGGTCAGGTCCACGGGGCCGAACATGGGGCTGCCCGAGCCGGTGTGGCGGTATTCGATGGCGTGCGGCCAGCAGAAGCGGCGCGGGGTCTCGTCCTCGTCCAGATAGGTCGCGTCGCCGCCCACGCCGGTCAGCTCGATCCGGCTGGCGTTCCACGTGGCTGTGTCGATGACCACGGCGGCGCCCTCGCGTCCGGCCGTGGTGTCGGTCCGCCAGTGGTTGACCGCGCAGCGCACGCCCTGCACGTTGACGGCGTGGCACGCGCCGGCACGGACGTGGATGATCGCCTCGCCGATGAAGTCGGCCGAGATGTTGCACAGGTTGCTGTTGTTGCCCGTCACCAGGATCGCGTCATGGGCGATCTCGTCGATGCGCACGTCGGACACGAGGTCGTTCCACGTCACGTTGACCGCGTCGACGCACGTGTAGATCCTCGAGCGGGTGAGCATGCTGTCCGCGCCCATGCTCGCGCCCAGACCGCAGGACTGGATCTGGCAGCCCGTGCACGTCTGGTACTGGGCGACCGCGACGCCCGTGCCGCTCATCCCCGAAATGAGACAGTCCCGCACGCCGCGGGCGCTGACCCCGTTCACGTCCGGCCGCAGGACCGTGGACCGGCACCAGTCGCCGCGAGCGTCCGTGCCGGGACGCGTCCGGTCGATGTCGAACCCGATGCTGTCGCTGACGACGCGCAGCCCGCGCACCTCGCCATCGGAGCGGATCAGCGTGACGCCGGACTGCCGGCACGCCGAGAAGTCCAGGGTCGCGCCGTTCGCATGATCGCTCGACACGTAGGTCGCGTCCCCGTGCAGCACGCTGCCGTACGGCAGCGTCAGCGGACGGCTCAGCAGGTACGTGCCCGCGGGCACCCAGACCGCCCCGCCCACGCCCGCCGAACGGATAGCCTCCTCGAACGCCGCCGTGTCATCGGCCAGCCCGTCGCCCACGGCCCCGTGGTCCATGACGGACACGCTGCCCGGCTGGGCACGCCGTTCCAGACTGGTGAGCCGCTCGGACGTGATCAGCTCGCCACGACGCCACACGCGCGCCATCACGACGGCCCCCCGGCCAGGGCCGCGTCCACGGTCCCCTCGTCCGCCGTCGACGACGCGCTGGCCACCGCCACCACATCCGGATCGGTGGACACGACCGACACCTCCTGACTCGCCCCCGCAGGCAGCACCGAAACCATCAGATCCACACGCTCGCCCACACGCAACGTCACCGGATTCGGACTGACCGTGATCGACTCGGGCACATACGCGCACGCGACCGACACCGCCGGACTCGTGAACCCGCCCACCGTGGCCGTCACCCGCACGGTGCCGCCACGCCGCCATACCAGCGTGTTCCCCCTCATGATGGCCACGCCCGTGTCCAGCGAGCGCCAGACGACACCTGATTCGGTGAACGTCTCGGTGTGGCCGTCGCCGTACGTGGCCACGGCCGCAAGCGCCACGCTGCCGTTGACCGGGAGCGTGGACGGGACCGGGCCGCCGGTGGCGGTGGTGATGGTTACGTTGGTGACGGTGGTTGCCGGTGTGGGCCATATGAGTTTGCCTGCGATGCAGGCGTTCCATGTGTGGCCGCCCATGATGGGTGGTTGCATGGTGTGTTGGCTCATGACTGCTGGCATGGGTCAGCCCTCCATGAGTTCGTCGTCTGTGGTTTTGGTCTGTTCGGCGGCTTGCGTGGCGGCGGCGAGCGCGGTTGCGGTTTCGTCGAACCAGACGATCATGTCGTCGGGGTGTTGGGTGGAGAGTTCCTGTGCGGCCTGTTGGCTGGTGGCGACGCGTACCTGTAGGAGGCGTCCGCCGATCATTGTGGTGGGGGTCCAGGTGGCGGGGTCGACGTCGGTCAGGTCCGTGTAGTCGATGGTTTGTTTGCTGTCGGGGACGGTTACGTATCGGTCGTATGAGTTTGTGGTGCCGGGTAGTTCGGCCACGTGCCAGATGTATGTGCCGTCCGTGGCTGGCAGGTTGATGGTGGCGGTGCCCTGTTTGTCGAGGGTGATGTCGAATGGTTCTCGCACGATCACGTTCTTGTTTGTGTCGATGCGGCGTTTGGCTTGGAATCGGATGAGTCCGTCGGCCATGGGTTCGAGGCCTGTGGGGGTGTGTCGTTTGAGGGTGATTTTGATTTGTGTCATGGGTTCTCCTTGTGTTGCTGGTATGGGGTTTATGCGATGGTGAGGCGTGCGTATCGGCAGACGCCGTTGGTGCCCCATTCGGCGTCTTTCCAGGTGTCGCTGTTGCCGTTGGTGCTGATGCTCATTGAGCCGTATTTGTAGGTGTTGAGTCGGATGTCGTAGGTGTCGTATGGGAGGTACACGCTTCCGGTTGTGGTCCAGCGCATGGTGCCGCCGCGTTTTTGTGGGCTGATGTTGCTCCAGTGGGCCTTGAGTGTGCCTTTGGGGTCGGTGAATGTGAATTCCATGCCGTATTCGCCTTCTCCGCTGATGCAGGCGGCGATTTCGCAGTGGATCAGTCCTCCGCAGGTGGTGGTCTCGTGTTTTTCCTCGTATCGGTCTCCGTCGTTCATGGCCGGGGTGCCTTCCCATGTGCTGGACCATGAGAACAGGGGTTTGGCTGCTCCGGTTCGGGCGAGGATGCCGGTGACGTAGGATTGTCGCCCGTAGGTGGTGACGAGGACGCGGTCGCCTGGTCGTGCTCTGGCGCAGGTCGTGGTGACGGGGATGGCGTGCAGGGTGCCGCCGGCCATGGTCAGGTCGGCGGTGAGGCTGCCGTTGGTTGCGGTGATGCGTTGGATGGTGGCGAGGCGCTGGCTCATTCCCGGTCCGGTTGGGGCGAGGTCTCGGATGAGGTCGAGTCCGAGTCTGCGGCCTGCGGTGCGGGCGTTCTGGAGGTCGTCGGTCATCGGCTGAAGCTCCTTGCTTCGGTTTCCACTGGCAGGCCTGCGGTGAGGCTGATGGTCTGGGTGCGGATGGCGAGGTCCGTGGTCACGTCGCCGGTCGGGTAGCCGAGGCGGATCACGTCGCCGATCGTGACGGGCGCGTAGATGTGCGTGAAGGTGACTCTACGGATCACGCTTTGCGCGGTGGCGAGTAGTTCGGCGGCCTTGGCGTCGGCCATGGATTGGGCGTCCGTGTCCGACATGCCGTCGGGGATGTCGTTGTATGTGTAGGTCTCGCTGATGACGCGGCCGCGTGTGATGGTGCTGAATGCTGATGCCGGGTCGTCGTCCACGGCCAGGCCGCGGATGTCGCGTTCCTGGTCGGAGTAGATGACGATGATCTGGTTGCGGGTGTCGAACCAGTCATGCTCGTCGGTCATCGACCGGACGAACCGGGCGTCCGGCCCCTCGGTGAATGTCCATGATGGGGACCGGTCCTTGGGCTGCACGTAGGGGGTGAGTACGACGCGTCCCATGGGGTCGGTGCGTGCCGAGTTCCATCCCATCAGGGTCAGTAGTTCGTTGATTGCGGAGAGTTTGCTTTTCTGCGCGGTGTCTCCCATGCCGAACGTCCAGGTGGTGCCCATCCGCCAGTCCGATGCGGGATGGTCGGCCACCGTCAGCCCGGCCTCGCGGATGGTTTCGTCGATGAATGCGAGCGGGTCCTCGCCCGCCTGCAGTGACACCGGGTAGGGGAACTGGTCGTCGGCCAGTTCGCGCAGTCTGCCGTACAGGGTCAGTGGCGTGGTGTCCGCCTGGCCGCCGGTGACCTCTCGTTTTGGCCCGTCGGGCAGGAATGTGCCGAGTGCGATCGATTCGCGGGTGCCGTCCTCGTAGTCGAGGTCGGCCCAGACGCGCAGCAGTGGTGCGGTCAGGTCGGTGTCGCCCACGTAGTCGAGGCTGGCGGTTTCGGTCACGTCGGTGTCCTGGTTGCGGGTGATGGTCCCTCCGTGCAGGATGCCGTCCACTCGGCCGGTCTCGCTTCCGGTTTCACGGTCCACGCGCATCATGCGCAGCGATGTGGTGAACTCCATCAGATGGTGTGTCAGGTCCACTGGGGTTCCTTCCAGGCGAGTTCGGTCAGGTCGGCGTCGAACTGGACGGTGGGACCGTCCGGTTTGAGCTGTTGGGAGATGTCGACGCGTACGCGCATGCGGCTGCCGTCCATGTTGCGGAACCATGCGGTCGAGTTGTCGCGGCTCAGTCGTCGGATCCGCCGGTAGAGGCTGCCGTCGCCCCAGTCGTATCGGGAGCTGACGGACAGGGTGTTGTCGAGGTATCCCATTCGGTAGCTGACGGGAAGGCCGAGCGTGTCGCCGGATGCGAAGTGGTATTCCTCGGTCGCGGCCCGTGGCTTTTCGGACACGGTGAATGCGCCTCCGATGGGCAGTGCGTCGGCGGCGTCCGTTCCGAAGTTCAGGCAGCAGCAGTCGGTCTCGATGAGACAGTCGACCGTGGTGGTGCTGCTGGCGCCGGATTCGCTGACGGCCACGGCCTCGATCTGGTAGGTGCGACGTAGCGGGGGCAGTCTGTCGATGCCCTGCTGGCCGTCCATGAGCCGGGTGGCGATCACGGTCGTGTCGGCGTCGATGATGCGGCGCAGCAGGATGTGGTCGGTGGCCGGCTGGCCGTCGGCGGGTGTGCCGTACCGGACGGTGTGGGTGGCGGAGAGCGTCGTCATGTCGATCATGGTTTCCACGCTTGGCGTGGCGGGCGGCGTGTAGTCGACCGTGACGAGTTTCGTGGCTGCGCTGGTCAGTGTGCTGCCGCCGCGGATGGTGACGGTGACGAGCAGTTCGCTGCCGTTGGCGGGCAGGTAGTCCGCGGCGTGGATGGTGAGCGATCTGTTATCCGGTTCGGGCGTGGTCTCGTAGACGGTGCGCCCGCCGCTGCTGATGGTGACCTTCTGCTGGCTGACGCCGGTGGTGTCGGACACGGCCCACGCGATGCGGAACGGCAGTTCCCTGATGGTGTCGTCGGGGGCGGTGAGCGTCACGTTGGGTGGTGTGGCGACGGTGAACGATATGGGGTTGCTCCAGGCGCCCCAGTCGGCGTGCAGGCCCTTGGTGCGCACGCGCAGCGTGTAGGAGCCCGGCGACAGTGCGCTGGCGCTGTTGGCCTGGTCTCCCTTGATGTCGGTCACGTGGGGTCCCGAGCTCAGGCCCGACAGTTCGATCTGGGCTGCCGCCTGGGCGGTGCCGTCGGGGTGGTTCGGCGTCCACGTGATGCGGACGGGAGGCGTGCTGGCGTCCCATACCGATCCGGATGACGGGGATGTGACCGTGGGGGCGAGCGGCGGCATGATCGTGGTCACGTTGTTCGAGGTGACGTAGCCGCTGAACGTGCCCTCGCCGCCGTTGTCGTACGTGAATCGCCATGCTCGGGCCCGGTAGACGATCGTGCCGGCGGGCGCGGTCGTGTCCACGTAGGTGACCTTGTTGTTCTGCACGGTCAGGCCGCGGCTGACCGACGTCCATGTGCCGCCGTTGTCCGTGGATCGTTCGAAGTCAACGCTCCACGCGTAGGAGCCGGATGTGTCGGCGGTGACGGTCACCTCGCTGTCGCCGGTCTTCACCGCGGTCAGTGAGCGTGGCGTGGCGGGCGTGGTGTAGATGAGCGCGGAGTCGACGTGCGACGAGTCGCCGGCCTGGTTGCGCGCGTACAGGGCGAACTGGTAGCAGGCGTTCGCCTGCAGGCCGCCGAACGCGTAGTTGGTGGCGCTCCAGTCGAGCACGCGGGTGCCGTTGCCTCCGGGCTGGTCGCTCCATGCGCCCCAGTCGGCGCCGTTGTTGCGGCCGCGCCAGGCGATGATGACCTGCTTCCATGGCTTGAGGTTGTCGTTGTCCCAGTTGGATCCCCAGCTGATGTCGATTCTCGTGTCGTCGACGCGGCGGAACGACACGTCCTTGGGCGGGTTGGGGTTCTTGTAGTTGATGCCGCCGACGGGTACGTCGCAGGACGCGTTGGACGTGCCGCCGTGGTAGTTGGAGGGGAACTCGACGCGGGCGGAGCAGTTGATGTTGCGCGCGTCGTCGATCTTCGCCACGCGTAGGTCGCCCGTGCAGACGGTGACCTCGCTGTTGTCGATCCTGTGCGAGCCGGAGTTGTCGGTGTGGCCGACCTGCACGCCGTTGATCCATACGGTGGCGCGCACCCAGCCCTGCAGGGCGTAGCCGGCGCGCGTGGACTGCCATCGGGCTTCGACGTGCAGGTTGTCGGACACGTCGTCCCAGCTGGTGACCCATGCGGCCACGTGGCACCGCCAGTCCACGACGATGTTGCCGTACCCGTCTGCCATGCGTGCTTCTCCCCTTTCGGTCAGGCTCGTGCGCGTACCGTCATGCCGGCGGCGGTCACGAGCTCGTCGATCATGCGGGCGAGCCGGGCGTCGGTCTGGACGCGGCGTCCGTCGATCGTGATGTTGTACGTGGTCGATGTCGTGTTCACTCGGCTGGCCCGTCCGTCGGCGTCGAGGTCGGCGAGCGTGAGTCGCGCGGCGGTCTTCAGCTGGCCGTCCAGCCCGTCGGGCAGCAGTCCGGTCAGTCGGGATCCGAGTGTGGTGACGGCGCGGCTGACGCCGGTCGTGGACCGTTCGACGCCGTCGCTGATGCCCTCGCCGATCATCAGGCCGACCTGGTCGCGGAACACGCGCGACGGCGAGTGGATGCCGAGCGCGTTCTTGGCGGCGTTGATGGCGCTGTCGGCGACGCTTTTGGCAGCTTCGACGACCTTGCCGACGGCGTTTTTGATGCCGTTGACCAGGCCGTTGACGATGTTGCTGCCCGCGTTGACGAGCCAGCTGCCGGCGTTGGCGAACGCGCCGGTGATCTTGTCCTTGATGCCGGTGATCACGCTCACGACGGCGCTTACGCCGTTGCTGGCGGCGGTCTTGATGCCGTTCCAGATCGAGCTGAACGCGCTGGCGAGGCCGTTCCATGCGGCGTTCCACAGGCTTTTGATGATGTTCAGGCCTCCGCTGATGGCGGCCTTGATGGCCTCCCAGATGCCGGTGAACACGCTTTTGATGGCCTGCCATACGCCGGAGAACACCTGTTTGATGCCCTGCCATGCCTGGTTCCAGTTGCCGGTGAACACGCCGGTGAGGAACGTGATCACGCCGGTGAGGATGGTGATCACGCCTTGGACGGCGCCGATGATGGCGGTGACCACGGGGGTGACCACGCCGATGATCGCGGACACGACCGCCGTGATGACCGGCACCATGGCGGTGACGACGTTGATGATGGCGGTGATCACGGGGATCAGCAGGCTCACCAGCGTGGTGACGAGCGTGGCCACGACGGGCAGGAACGCGGCGATCGCGGACACGATCAGCGCGATTACCGGCACGAGCGTGCTCACCAGCGTGGTGACGAGCTGCATGATCACGGGCAGCATCTGCGCGATCGCGGTGACGATCATCGTGATGACCGGTACGAGCGCACTGACGAGCGTGGCGGCGAGCTGGGCGATGACCGGCAGGAACTGGGCGATGCTGGTGACGATCATCGTGATGACGGGCACGAGCGCACCGATCAGCGTGGTCGCCAGCTGCATGATCACGGGCAGGATCTGCGAGACGAGACCGATGATGGTGGTCATCACCGGGGCGAGCAGGCTGATGAGGGTGGTGGCCAGCAGGGTGATCGGCGTGAGCAGCGCGGGGCCGAGCTGGGCGAACGCGGCGATCAGCTGGCCGATCACGGGGGCGAGCTGGGCGAACGCCTGGCTGATCTGGGTCATCATGTCCGTCATGACGGGCGCGAGGTCGGCGAACGCCTGTCCGAGCGCCTGGCCGAGCTGGCCGAATGCCTCGCTCAGGGCCGGCAGCTGGGCGATGATGGGTTGCATCATCGTGGTGAACAGGCTTCCGAGCTGGCCGAGCACGGGCAGGGCGGCCTGTGCGAGGGATGAGAACACGCCGCCGATGGCCGGGATGATCTGCTGCAGGACCGGGCCGACCGTGGAGACGATGGTGCCGAACCCGTCCGCGATGGTCGAGCCGAGCGATGAGATGACCGGACCGACCGTGGACGCGACCGATGAGAGCATGTCACCGACCGACTGCATGAGGGACTGCAGGACCGGCAGGGCTGCCTGCCATGCGGCCTGTACCTGTTGCCAGAGCGGTTGGAGGAACTGCATGAACGACTGCCATGCGGCTCGTCCGGTTGCGGTTTGGGTGAAGAAGTACGTGAGGCCGGCGGCGACCGTGGCGATGCCGGCGGCGACGAGTCCCCATTTGCCCAGTCCTAGGGCCTTGCTCAGGCCGGTGATGCCTCCTCCGGCCTTGCCTGCCTTGGTGGCGATCTTGCCGATGCTGCCGGAGAGCCCGCCGATGGCGTTGATCGCACCGTTGGACGTGGAGCCCATCAGGTTGATGCTCTTGGACAGGGTGGTGAACCAGTTGCCTTCCTTGCCGGCGGCCTCGCCCGCCAGTTCGATGGCTGCCCGGAGGTCCTTGAATGTGGCGGTGAGGCTGCTGGTGGTGGAGGTGATGGCCGATGCGGTCTTGAGGGTGAGGAGTCCGGCCGCGATACCGGCCAGCGCGGAGCTGATTGGCGCGCCGTGCGCCTCGTACCATTGGAGCGTGCCCTGCAGCTGCTGCAGGAGGCTGTTGGCGATGGGCACGGCGTTGGCGAGTGTGGTGCCGAGGGCGTCGCCGAACGCCTTGAGGGCGGGTTCGGCGGTGGCGGCGAACTGGTCGATGACGGGGATGAGCTGGTTGAACAGGTCGCGCAGTCCGTTGAGCACGGGTGTGGCGGCGGTCTCGCCGAGACGGCTCAGGGCGGCCTTGACGTTGGCGAGGGCGCCGGTGAACGTGGTGCCGGCGCTTTGGGCGGCGCCGCCGAGTCCCTCCTGCATGGCGTCGGCGAAGGTCTGGAAGTCGATCTCGCCGGCGGAGACCATGTCGCTGACGGCTTCGGACGTGGTGCCCAGGTGGTTGGCGAGCATCTGCAGGACCGGGATGCCCGAGCTCATCAGCTGGAGCATGTCGTCGCCCTGGAGCTTGCCGCGCGCGGCCACGGATCCGAAGATCGTGCCGATGTCGGTCAGTTCGCGGCCGCTGATCTGGGCGGTGTCGGCCACGGTCTTGAGCACGTCGGTCAGCTGCTTGCCGCTTTTGACGCCGGACGCGCTCAGGCTGGCGGCGACGGTGGCGGCGTCGCCGAGGCCGAACGCGGTGCCCTTGACGGAGGCGAGGGCGTTGTTCATGATCTCGCTGACGGACTTCGAGTCGTGGCCGAGGCCCTTGAGCTTGGCCTGCGCGTTCTCGATGTTCAGGGCGCGGGTGAAGCCGCCCTTGGCGGCGAGTCCGACCACGGCGCCGGCGACGCCGGCGACGGCGCCGACTCCGATCTTGCCGACCTTGGTGAACGCGCCGCCGACGCGGGACAGGATCGTCTTGGAGGATTTCCTCACTCCGCTGCTGGTGCCGTCGTCGAGGCTGCCCTCGATGGCCTTGCCCAGTCCCTTGGTGGAGGGCTGGACGAGGATGTAGTAGGTTCCCAGATCCTTGGCCATGCGGCTCCCTCCGGTTTTTCGCTATTCGGTTATGCCCAGACGGGTTTTGAGCCGGCGTCTGAGTCGTTCGTCATGCGGCCGTTTCGGCTTGGCCGGGTCGGCCCGCATGGGTTTGGCCTGCCAGGGTGGGCGGATCCGTATCTTGCTCATGCCCTGGTTGTAGGCGTGGATGTACTTGTCGGCGGGATCGGGGATCCACGCGTATCCGGCCAGTGCGGCGTAGCTGTGGCTGGAGTGGTCCATGAGGATCTGCTGGAGCATGGGCCATGCCGCGTACAGGGGCATGGCTTTGAGGTCCAGCGGGCGGCCCCATGCGTGGAGCCAGTCGTATTGGAGCGCGGCCCGGTGCTCCAGCCACAGGTGCAGGACGGTCAGGCTTTTGGGTCGGCCTTCGAGGCCTGCGTCCATGCCTGGAACACGAGGCCGATGTCCTTGATCTTGTCGCCGCTCCTGGTGTCGAGCTCGCGTTCGAACCGCGGGTATTCGCGGGACAGCCAGGCGAGGAGCACGGCCATGAACCCGGTCTGCTCGTTCTCGTCGAGGTTGTCCCAGCCCTTGGATGCGACGCTCATGCCGGCGATCATGACGGCTGTGGGCATCTGCCTGCTGTCGTCGAGGCGGGGCAGGTCCATCTTCACGCTGCCATACTGGATGTGCACGGGGCGGGGGTCGATGTCGTCGGTGATGTGTTCGGGGGTGATCTGCGTGTACTGCTTGTCCATGTGTGGTTCCTTCCGGTTCAGTCGGCCGCGAAGCCGTAGGCCTTCATGAAGTACGGGCTTTGCGCGCTGTCCTTGTAGGTGCGCAGGGTCATGCCGAAGTTCTGCAGGTTGCTCACGTTCCAGGTGATGTCCTCGCGTTCGTTGACCTTGGCCTTGGGGACGTGCAGGAGGATGAGGTCCTCGCTCTGGGTGAGGCCGGCGACGACGTACTGGCTGATCCGGTTGCATTCGGCCGAGCTGATGGTCAGGCCGCCGTCCTCGCCGATGGTGGCGTCGAAGTAGGTCTCGACGACCTCCCTTTTGGATTCGAGGCCGGTGAACTGGATGGTCCAGTAGCCGCCGGCGTTCCAGGAGACGACGACGTTGCCGTTGTGCGCGCTGAAGTCGTTGCTGTCGCCGGATTCGGGGTGGATGACGATGCCGTCCTCGCTGAAGTAGCCGAATGGCTTCTTGCCGTCGGCGGGACGCCAGTTCGGTCCGAACGTGAGCGTCTCGTTCACGTCGAACTTGTAGATCGCGGCCTCCTTGATGAGTTTGACGAGGTCGCTGTTGTTGCCGGTGGACACGAAGTCGAGGCCGGTGGCGCCGGCCGCGAGCAGCTGCGCCTCCAGACTGGTTGCCATGATCGGGTTTCCTTTCGATTGGTTTGGTTATCGTGCGGCGACGGTGAGCAGGACCGCCCCGTACGCGTAGTCGACGCCCAGTCGGGTGTCGTGGTTGATGGTGGGGCCGGCCTGCAGACTCGCGTCGATGAGAGGGCTTGTCTTGCGGTGGGCGAGCAGCCATCGGGTGCACTGGCGGAACATGCGCATGGCCGTTGGCGTGTCGGTGGTGCCGTCCGGCTGGAACGCGTAGCAGCTGAATGTGAGCGTCATGTACTGGGATGCGGGCGTGGTCATGGACCCCGGATCCAGGGTGAGCAGTGTCTTCGCCTGTTGTCCGTCGGGCATGTCCCAGCCGAACCTGATGCCGGGCAGCGCGGTGGAGAGCCCGCCGAGGATCATGTCGGACGGGTCGACGCCGGTGAGCGCGGGGGTCATAGGGTCAGCCTTCCGGGGAATCCGGCCAGCGTGCCGCGGTGCGCGTCCTCGATGGCCTTGGGGATGGTGGCCACGACGTTGCCGCGGTTGCTATCCTCGTTGCGGTACACCTTGATGGCACGGTGCGCGGTGGCCATTCCGCGGAACTGGGCTTCGACGTTGTCGAGGATCTGCGCGTTGTGCAGCAGCTCCTTGGACACTGCCGCCCTGTCGAGGACGAGTTTGCCGGGTTTCATGTGTCGAGGCTCCTTTCCACGTGGTATTGGACGCCGATGCGGCGGTCTCCGCGCCGCCAGTCCTCGGGCGTGCGGGTGATGGCCAGGGGCTCGCCGCGCACCACGGCCGTGTCCCCGACGCGCACGTCGAACGGGGGCGCGCCGCGCAGGTACAGGTCGTAGCCTGAGGAGACCACCAGTAGCCCGGTGTCGGTCTGCCGTTCGTAGGTGCCGGGCGCGGCGAGCACGCGCAGAGCGCCGAGTTCGGTCGGCTCGCCGGCGACGCGCCGACCGTGCTCCATGCGGATCTCGTGCCGTTGGAAGGTGACGGTCTCCGTGTTCACGATCCGCTCCCGGACATGGTGAGGGTGAACGCCCGGCCCGCGCCGGCGCCGAGTCGTCGTTTCTCGGTGTCGAGCATGTACAGGTTGCCCATGGGGTTGGCGAACGTGTACCCGTCGGTGAACGGTCCGGTGGTCGTGTTCATCTGGCTGACGCCGGCCGGTGCGCCGTTCTGGTCCGCGAGCATGGCGCGTTTGACCATCTCGCAGCAGGTGTCGGCGCACAGGCCGGGAGTGCGGATCTCGTACCGCTGCCAGTGGGGGCAGTCGGCTCTGATGATGCGCGACGCCCGCGCCAGCAGCGTTTGGGCGCGGGCGCGTTCCTCGTCGTTCAGCGTGTGCCATCCGGCCTCGAGCTCGTCCACGCTGGCGAACGGCTCGATGGTCACGGCAGTTCCTCGACGTCCTGGCGCCCGGTATCGATGTCGCGGACGACGCGCACTCGTGTGCCGTCCGGTCGCGTGGCCTCGAACGATTCCACGCGCAGCCCCTCGACGACGGATTCCACGGGCGTGGGATCGCCTGTGGGAGGATTCACGGGCTCGGGTTCCGGTTCGGGCAGCGGCGTCGGCGCGGCAGTGGGCTCGTCGAGGATGTCGGTGGTCACGTCGTCGGTCGGCTTAGGCATTGAGCACTCCGTTCAGGCGGGCGGCGGCCTTGCCTCCGAACACGCCGAGACCGCAGTAGAACTCGACGCGGGTGCGGTAGGCGGGCTTCTCCTGCAGCTGGCCGAGGTCCTCGACCATGACGCCTCCGTTGGTCAGGCCGGTGACGGCCTGGTCTCCCTCGTCGCCGCCGAACTTGACCGCGTAGATGCTGGACGTGTTCTTGGGAGCGGTGTCGCCGGTGCCGAAGGTCTCGTTCTGGGCGAGGACCATGCTGCCGTCGGTGTCGGTGCCGGCGTCGAGCACGGGGATGCCGTTCCACATGAGGGTGCGCTTGCCGGTGATGTCCTGCTGGAGGGTGGTGTCGTAGCCGATGTGGCGCAGCGCGGAGCGGAACCTGCCCATGATCGTGCGGTTCATGTAGATCGCGCCGTTGGACGGGCCGATGCCGTTGACCGCGGCGAGCAGCTCGTCGAGCTTGTCGAGGAACGCGTGCACGTCGGTGCCGCCGTTGCCCAGGACCTTCAGTCCGCCGGCTGCGGGGCTGATGACCTGGTTGCCGGTCAGGCGCTTGCGCAGGCCGTCGAAGCTCTTCGCGTCGGTGGCGGTGTCGCCGTTGAAGAACGTCTGCTGGAACTTGTAGGAGATCGCCTTGACCTTCATGGCGGTCTGGGTGGCGCGCTGGTCGTTGAGGTTGGAGCGGGTCTGCTGGATGAAGCGGTCCACGTCGGCGTCGCCGCCCAGGATGACGAGCTTCTCGCTCTTCTGGTTGACGGTGCCGGTGGATTCCGCGTACGCCTCGTTCACGTTGCGGAACGCGACGCCGGGCAGGGTGGCCTCCTCGTTGTACGCGTAGGAGTTGCCCTCGATGCTCAGGAACGGGATGCGGTCGAGCACGGGGCTTTCCTGCACGAACGTTTCGAGCACGCCACGCTGCAGGGCGTCGGTGGACAGCTTGGCCGATTCGGCCAGGGTGAGCGACATGATGGTTTCCTTTCGATGTTGTCGGTTAGTCGGCGTAGGCGGCGCGCAGCATGTCCATGGCGGACTTCGCGTCCTCGGGCGGGCGTTTGCCGTTCTGGGAGGCGGCCTTGGGGCCGCGCTGCCTCGTCGTGGTCTTCTCCATCAGCGAGGAGAGCTTCCTGGCCTGCTCGGCCAGCGTGTCCTCGTCGTCGCCGGACAGTAGGGCGACCATGTCCGTGGACAGTCCCGTGTCGGCGGCGATCTTGGCCACGAGCGTGCGATGGGCGTCGGCGGCCTTCAGCTCGTCGCGTTCCTTCTCGATTGCGGCGAGACGTTCGCCGAGCCTGTCGAGGTCGGACTTCGACTCGCTTTCCTGCGCGTCGTATTTCGCGGCCTTGGCTTTCAGCTCCTCGTAGTCCGAGTACTTGGCCTCGATCTCGGCGGCGCGTTTGGCCAGGGCGCGGCTGAAGTCCTTGGACTGGTCGTCCTTGTGCTCGCTCTGAGCTCCGGCGTCGTGGCTCTGCTCGGAGCCGCTGCCTTCGTCGCCGCCGGTGTCGGCGAGACGCAGACGACGGAGCCGGTACTGCAGGAACTTGTTGTGCATGGGTTCTCCTTGGTGATGGCGCACGGTTAGCGACGCGGCGTGCGGGGTCCGCGGAAGTGGCGGGTGCAGGATTTGAACCTGCGAGGCAAGGACGCAGCCGGGTTACAACCGGCCCCATTCGACCGCTCTGGCAATCCGCCGAAGACGACAGGTCACAATGACTTGCCGTCTGGTATACTAAAAGTGTCAAGGCTTCTCTATCTCTCGAACCCGTTATTGGCTCTGGGGTGTGAGAAGCCATTTTCTATTCCTGGACGAATCGGGTGATGGATCCGTCGTAGTCGATGAACAGCACGTACTCCAATTTCCTTCGCGCCAACGATTTTCGGATGCTTTCAACGCAGAGTTCGGAGGTCATGGTGCCGCGGCCTTCCTGCAGGTGGATTACTGCAGCTTTGCCCTGTTTGGCGGCATGACGAAGCAACTGGTCGATGGTGTTCTTGCCGTTGCCCTTTGGCGCCTTGAAATCCACGGTCTTTCCGTTGATGACACAGTCGGCGGTCGTGACGCCTTCTTCATCGCTGCGTTCCGGGAACCACATCGTGAAGCCATTGGCGGCAAGAGCGTCACGAGTCAGTTTCTCATGTGCTTTGAGCTCGGCTTTCGCCTTCGTGCTCGCGTAGGATACGGAAGCAGGGCGGCCGTCGTACAACCATTGCCGGTCGCGGGTGCGCATCTCAGCGAGGATGCGGTTGCGTTTCCACACCTTGTATTCGAGTGGCCTGTCCTCGTCGTTCTTCGGGACGTACGCCTTCTCGTACTTCCGGTATTCGTCTCGGGTGACAAGCCTGGCCGTGGTGTCGGCGCATTGCTGGTATTGCTCATAGAGCCTGTCGGGATCGTACCCCTTGAGCTTCTGGGCGCCCCACGAGGGAACGACGGAGCAGTCGCAGTTACCGTTGTGGAAGCTGCCACCCAGTCTGGCGCTGTCCTCGGTCCAGTACACCCAGCCTCGGGAAGCGAGCATGACGCAGAACTCGCATGTGGGCCCGTTGGGCACACGCGCCCAGCGCGGCTGGGTTGGATCTCGGCCGATCGTGTCCATGAGGGTCAGACGCCCGGCAGACATGACCAGGCGTGCGATGTATGACTGGTAGCCTGCCATGTCGTCGGTCTTGGGCCAGAGTTCCTCGATGCTCTTGCCGTACTTGTTGTGGACCTTGCCGTCGGTGCCGGGGATCACGTCCTGATAGTGGAGTCCGGGATAGTCGGTCTGGTTGAATCCGCCGGCGAGCTGCCAGACGACACGGTTCGGGTCGAGCATGTCGCCGCGGTCGAATTCCGGCAGTTCGACGCCAGAGTATTGTCCCCAGAGCTCTCGTATCGAGTCGTAGTAGTCGCTGGCGAGCTGGCTCGCGCGGTCGCTGTAGCGTTCCAGTGTCGCACGGGCCTCCTCGATGCGGGATTCGGCGTCGGGGAAGGTGAAGTCGTCGTCCCAGATCGAGCCGATGTCGGCCGCGCCATTCCTTTGCAGTTTGGCAAGTTCGCGCTTGTAGCGGTCATAGGCCGCGTCAAGCTGTCGTTCGAGTTCCTCCCGTCGGTTCGGCACTTGCAGGTCGTTGAGTTCCACCGGCAGTGTCCTCCTGCATCTGTTGCATGGTCGTGGCTCTTAGCTGGTCGATTGCCGTCTGGGCGCGTTTGCGTCGGGCTTCGCCGCGTAGGATGCGCCGCTGCTGGTCGGTCAGGTCGAGCATGTCCCAGGTGACCTCGCTGTCGGCGGGCAGGATGTTCGCTCCGACGAGTTTGACGGCGAGGTCCGCGGCGGCGGCCTTGGACGGGGTGCTGGGGTTGCGCCATTGGGGCAGCAGGGTCTGGGTCTGTCCGTCTCCGCTGATGCGTTGAGCGTGTTCGATGACGCGCTGCCATGGTCGGCCGAACCAGTTGTGGCAGTTCTCGGCGAGCAGGCATAGTTCCTTGCTGGCCTTGTCGATGGCTTCGGCGCTGCTTGGGTTGTCGGTGAGCACGCCCATCGCGTCCGGGGGAAGGCTGGTTGCGGATGCGAACATGGTGGCGGTCTGGCGCAATTGGGCGAGGTGCGGTTCGAACGATGCCTGCTGGAACTGTCCGACCTGCGGGATCTGCCCGGTGAGTTGGTCTCGCGGGATGGCGAGGACCTGGTCGAGCATGATCTTCCATTTGGGTACGAGGTTGCCGTCCTCGTCGGTGAACATGTCCTCGTTGACGCCGAGGAAGTAGCGGCCGGGAACGGAATAGAGCTCGGCCTGGATCTCGCTGCGCAGGAAGGTTCTCACGGCCGAGTCGGTCAGGCTCATGACGGTGCGGTTGATGCGGCTGCGTCCGAATGGGCGGCGGCTGTCGGGCTTGTAGGCGAACAGCTCGCACGGGATGCGTCCGGACACCTCGTCCCACCGGTCGGCGACGTGCCAGCCGTGTTCGTCGGGTTCGATGGTGACGGTGTGCTCGTAGTCCATCAGGTAGATGCCGTTGACCTGCTCGTATTCGTCGTCGACGTCGAACAGGAGCGCGGTGGCGAGTCGCTTGCGTCGCTTGTCCCATTCGCCGGTTGCGGTGTCGGCGGTGAACTCCTGGATGATGGCCTCGGGCTCGCCGTTCGCGGGGTCTCCCTGCAGGACGGCGACGAAGCTGCATGAGTGGACGAACGCGTCGGTATGTACGCTCTGGGTGAGCTGGATGACGTCGTTGGCGTCGGTCAGCTCGCTGATGGCGTCGATCGGCGTGGATCCGTCGTCGGCGATGAAGCCGTCGAGGCGTACGCGGTTGGCGAGTCCCTCGATGGCCTTTTCTGGCCAGCCGACCACGATGCTGATGTCCTTGGCGACCGGGGGCAGGCTGTAGCCGATGTCGTGCAGCTGGTTGCGTCCGTTGTAGTAGGTGGAGCGCAGTCGGTTGCGGTTGCGTTTGCGGTACAGGCGGCGCAGGAGTCGCCGGTAGAGCTGCTGTTCGCTGCCGGTCAGGCCGCTGATGGTGGTGGGGAAGCTGATCATGCCAGTCGTATCATCCTTTGCGTTTGTCCTGGTCTGCGTCTGCTGGTCATGGCGCCGTGCAGGGCGAGGGTGACGGCCACCAGCGGGCTGATGTCCACGTCGCTGCCGAGTTTGTTCCATCCCATGGCGCCGGACTGGCCGATGTGGCGCAGCGTGCAGCCTCCCACGGCCATGTCGAGCGGCGCTTGCGTGAGGTGGGCGAGTCTGCGGTCGCGCAGCATGTCCTGGAATCGTCCGACGGCCTGTCCCATGTCGGTGGGCCCGGTGAGCGTGACCTGTACGCCGCGGCGTTTGAGGTCGGGCACGAGCACGGTCGCGGGGCTTTGCGCGTCGATGACGACGGCGGCCATGCGCGGCCAGCGCTGCGTGATCCAGTCGACGGCCCAGGCGGTGCCGTACTGTCTGGTGTCGCGGAACATGGCCAGTTCCACGTGGGCCACCCCGTCCGGCCACGCGCGGCATGCGCCGATGGCGAGGCTGGAGCGGTCGGGAGGCATGTCCACGCCGATCGCGGTCCACCCGTTCGGGGTGGTGGCACGTCGTTCGACGATGCCTGCGGCCCACGCGTCCGGGTCGATCGCGGAGTGGAACGTGACGTCGTCCCAGATGCCGAGGCATTCGCGGCGGAAGTCGTCCGGGGCGAGCTCCTCGTACAGGTTCAGGATGCTTTCGTCGCTGGTGTGCTGCGGGTAGCTGGGGTTGGCGCGCATCCACTGGTTGCGGTCGAGCGGGTCGGTGCCGCGTTCGGCCGAGAACTCGACGTACAGGGTGCGTGCGGACCTGCCGGCGAGTGCGTTGGCCCGGTGTCGGGCGAATACGTCGCCCTGCTGGTCGGGTCCGGGTGGTGTGCCCATGTACCAGGTCTGGGGGTTGTCGGCTCGGTTCTGGGTGGGCAGCACGCTGGCCAGGGCGGAGTCGGTCAGGTGTTGTGCCTCGTCGAGGACGAGCAGTCCTACCTTTTTGAATCCTCGGATGGCTCCGTTCTCTCGTGCCTTGAAGGCGATGCGGCTGCCGTTGCGGAAGTAGATGGCCTCTTTGCCGGCGGCTGAGTGGATGCCGTGGTCGGGGTCGATGAACGGGTTCATTTCGTCCATGAGGGCGATGTCGCGTAGGGTCTGGAACGTGTCCTGGGTGACGCTGAAGTGGTGGGTGGTCCAGATGGCGGTGAAGCGGGGGTTGCGGATGCACCGGTGGAAGGGGATGAATCCGGCGGTGAAGGTCTTGCCGGTCTGGCGGGGGATGCTCATGTCGACGTTGCGGGCGGCCCATAGGCCGTCGGCGCGTTTGGCGAGGGCGAGTCGGTTGATGGCTCGCTGCCATGGGTCGAGGGCGAAGCCGAGCGCTTCGACGAACGCGTTGAGGGATGGTTCGCTGGTCGTGGCCATGTCGTCGGGGATGACGAGTTCACTCGCTCCCGGTATCGGGGTCGAACGGCTGGTCCGCGATTCCGAACGCCTGCACAATGGGGTTCTCCTTCGCCTTGTCCCGCGCGTCGATGGATTCGATTTCGCGGGTGATGTCGTCCAGTCGCTTGGTCAGGGCCGCGAGGTCGCGTGCGGAAACGCCTTCGTCGAGCGCGGTGGCGATCTTGTTGCGCATCGCGACCAGCAACCGCCGTCGGTCGTTGGATCTGGCGGCGTTGTACACGGTTCCTCGAACGCCCGAGGAGGTCTTGGCCATGGTGGTCTCCTGTGGAAAAACGTCCGTGGAAAAAAAGGCCCTGCACCCGAGGAGGCCTTTTTACCGACCGGTAGGGTATACCGGCCGGGTCGGCTACCAGTCGCTGGCGTCGAATTGCAGTGAGGTGGGTTTTGCGGGTGGAGTCGTGGCACCGCCGCGCAGACGTCGAGCGACCTCATTGCGAGCCCATTCGAGCGAGCGGGTTCCTTTGATCGCGTTGCACCATCGGTGTGCCGGCCCGCTGTTGGCGTGGCATACTCGGCCTCCTCTGGCGATGGGTATGGTCTCGTCGATCACGAAGCCCATGGGTTCGGTGGATGGGATCGAGTAGTCGATGGGATGGCCACATATGTAGCAGGGCGCGCCGCTCGCTCGCCATCTTGCCTGTTCCTTCCTGCGCCGATAGCCGTTGGCCTTGCGTGGATCGAACCGTTTCACCGCCATGCCATGGCCTCCTGGAAACAAGCGGGGTCGACAGCAAGGGGGCCGGCACATTCCCTATGCCGGCCCCCCCTTGCTGTTGCGAGAGAAAAGGAAGAGAGGTTCGTGTGGACCCTGTTGGACCCACTTCTCCCACTGCAATCATCGATGACAGTCACGATTCGCGCAAGTCCCTCGCCGTCACTCCCCCTCGTGCTGGGCCATGCCGGCGATGACCAGACGGTACACGTCACAGTACGCGACCAGTCCCGCATCGTCCGCATCGATCCGGCCACGCCGCACCCACTGGCTGATCGTATTGCGCCGCACCACGATCCCTGCATCCCCGAACGCGCGCGCCACCATGGCAGGCCTGGCCCGCTTCGAATCATCGAAGCACAACCGCTCCAACCTGCGCAGCTTGACCGTCAGCACACGCTGCTCCCGATCACACACCGGACAGGTGACCCACTGGTCGCGCTCGCCGGCGGTGAGCATGGTGGCGCACTGTTCGCATGGTCCGATCTCCCGGCGTTGTTCGGGCGGGTCGAGGATGCGGTCTACCTTGTCGGCGAACCGGATGGTCTCGCGCAGCAGGTAGGGCGCGTCCACGTGCGTGGCGAGCCTGGGGTGCGCGGCGAGCGCGATGAGGCTGCCTGTGAGGTCTTCTGGCTGTCGGTCGTGGGTCCAGTCGAGTGGGTTGGTGCCGTCGAGTCGGCGGAGCCATGCGTAGGTGGTGGCGTCGAGAATGTCGAGTAGGTCGAGGATGTCGAGGCGGATGGGGGTTGGTGGTGTTGGGGTTTGGATTCTGGTGGGTTGGTGGCCTCCGGGGTGGAGTGTGGCGTCGAGGCTGTTGTGGAGTGGGGTGATGTCGGTGGCGAGTTGGAGGAGGAGTAGGCAGAGGTGGAGTTCGCAGGCGGGGCAGAGCGTGTATGAGGTGGTGATTGGGGTGTGGCAGTGGCATTCCGGCATGGTGGCTCCTCTTGTCCGACGGGGGTAGACTGGTGGTTTGCGGTTTCCACTGGCCTCGCTCCCCTGTCGGGTGCGGGGCCTTTGTCATATGGAGAGGATCCATTGGGCGAGCTGGTTGCAGGAGTACAGGATGCCGGCGATGAGGGTCTCGCTGACGATGACGAGGAGGAGCGCGCCGATCAGGTCGTCGGGCTTGGGATGTCCGGGTTGTGGACTCCATATGCGGGCGAGCAGCCATGTGGGCAGGCCGATCAGTGCGACGAGCAGGATGGCGAGCAGCAGGGTAATGGTCATGATTCCTCCGGGCTGGTGCCGTCGTAGGGGTTGCGTGGCGGATGATGGGCGCCCGTCCGGTCGGGGCCGACCATGTGTTCTGGTGTGTGCGTGGTATCCCTCGTCCCATGCGATGGCCATGAGGCGACGCTGCGTTCCGGTCAGCACGATTCCTCCGTGTCGGTGTCGTAGGGGTTGGCGAGTGGCCGGTCCGCGTTGCCCTGGGCCCAGCGGATGCCGGCATTGCAGCCGATGAACCAGGCTCGGGCCATCTGCTCCCTGTCATGCTCGGCAAGCCATTGGGCGAACCGCTGGGCGCGCAGGTCGATGTCGTCAGGATCGCCGGACCATGCATGGCTATAGTCGTGGAGGATGCTCGACAGACTGATCTCCTCGTCCTGTGTGGTGTAGATGCTCATGATTCCTCCATGCCGGCGAGCGCAGTGCCGGTGATTGTGCTGGTGGGGCATTGCTGGTTCTTTCGTGGTTCGTTGGTGCTGATGAGTTCGACGATGTCGTCGTGAGTGACGAACGGGACGTTTTCCTGGATTTCGTCGATGGTGAGGCCGTCATGACACCAGCGGCGGATGATACGGGCCACGTGTTCGCCAATCATGCGCTCTCCCCCGTGCTGGTGGTGTTGAGCTGGGCGAGGGTCCAGTCGAGGGCGGTGAGCCAGCCCGACTGCCAGCCCAGGACGTATGCCTCGCCGGCGGATAGTCCGGTCAGGTCCTGTTCCCGGCAGGCGGCGAGCGCGAGGTCGATCATCCAGTCGGGTATGGGCTGGTCGAGGGTAGTTGCGGTGGTCATGAGTGGTCCTTTCGTGTTTGGCGGCGACGTTCCCTGCGTCGTGCGTTGATGGCCTTGCGGTGACGGCGTCGGTATTCGCGTTCTCGTTCACGGATGCGCTCGCTGTGTTCGGCACGGTATTGGCGGCCGTAGTCGGCAAGCTGTTCGCGATGCGCGGCCCGGTACTGACGGTTGTAGTCGGAGAGCTGCTCGCGGTGTTCGGCACGGTATTGGCGGTCCCGTTCGCGCAGCTGCTCGCGGTGGGCCTGCCGGTATCGGCGGCTGCGCTCGCGGGATTTGGCCATGACGTCGGGTTCGTGTAGGTAGCAGGGGCGGCAGAGTTTGCGGGCGTGGAGTTTGACGTGTAGGCCGCATTTGGCGCATACGGGCAGGGGCGGGCGTTCCGGGCCGCGGCATTCGTTAATGAATGCCGCGGTCTCGGGGTCGGTGACATCGAGGTTACTCATCGGCGGTCTCGAGGAGCGGGCTGATGTCGGTCGGGATGCCGGCATGCTCGTACACGTGGTCGGCGAGCGCGCGGATGGTATTCGTGTCGGGGATGATGAGCGGCAGGGTGTTGGCTGCGTCCGTGATGGCCTGGGCGAGGGACTGGCGCGTGTAGATGCGCGCCAGGGTGACGAGGGCGCTCATTGCAGGGTCTCCTTGTGCATGGTGGCGATGATGGCCTGGTAGTCGGCGAGGTCACGGGTCAGGCAGTCGTGGACACGGTGGGTGCCGGGCTGGTGGTGCGGGTAGGGGTCGTGGCCCAAGGCGAGCTGTGCGAGACGCAGGCCGGTCAGGTCGAGCTTGCGGTAGGACACCCCGTCAAGCAGGCTTGGACGGTAGACGGCGAGCTTGGCCCGGATCCAGCGCAGGTCGAAGTCCGGGTTCGTGCCGGCCGGATGCAGCACCGCGCTCGCCCAGGCGGGCTCGTGGATGAAACCGTCACAGTCAGCGGCCGCCTGGCTCAGGCTGGTCGCCGTGGCGAACGCCTGGGCGAGCAGGTTGTTGTCCATGTGCATGCGGATCGCCCGCAGCTGGTCCACGCCCGTGACACGAACCCCGTCACAGGGGTGGATCACCTCCTGCAGACTGCCCAGTGTCCGTTCCCCGTCCATGCTGGTGACCATCAGCCCGATCTCGAGCAGACACCCCGCAGCGGGATCCAGGCCCGTGGTCTCCACATCCATCCACAACAGCAGATGCTTCTCATTGCTCATTTCACTGATTCCTTTCACTTGGCTTCCATGCCGAAACCCTTGATGTCCCCGATCCGGACCGGCATGCCATCCGGCGGAGCGCACGGTATCCGCCGCCCATCCGCCGTCAGCAGCTGCCAGCCATGACGCCGGTAGTACACCGGCACCCCGGCCGGATCGGCCCACATGCGCACCAGATACCCCAACCGGTACGCCGCACCCGTATGCGCGTGCACCCAGCCGTGACAGCCGTCACTGCCCGAGCCACACAACGGCACCAGATTCTCCGCCTCATGCAACCGGGCGAACGGGTGACTGCGCAGCCGACGATGATGCACGCTGTACCCGCTCCAGCGGGAGCCGATCTCCTGCTCGCAGATGATGCATTTGTGGCCGTCGCGGTTGAGGACGGTGCGGCGGGTGTTGGTGGTGGGCTGGCTGGTCATGCGGTTTCCTTGAGGATGTTGATGCTGCGGAATGTGGGGCTGAGGGTGTTGCCGTTGGGGTTGGTGATGATCACGTCGATGGGGAGGTCTCGGTCGCGCATGACGAGCATGGGGCCGATGGTGCGTGCGGTGAGGTGGCCGTCGATGATGGTGTTGTTCCAGGTTCTGGCGATGTAGCGGTGATGTTCGAGGTGTTGCCAGTCGAGGGGTTTCCAGTCGAGGCTTTCGCTGACGTTCATGCGGTTCCTTTCGTTGCGATGTCGATGATTTTGTTGGCTGCCTGGTCGGGGGTTTCGCCGCCTTTGACGCTGGCCCAGAACGTTTGTTCGAGGCTGGTGGTGAATGCTCCGTCGGGTAGCTGGGTTTCGATGTGTTCGTGGATCCATGCGCGGCTGATGCCGCCCCATTCGTAGCCGCGTGACCGTGGCGCGGTCTGGCGCCATGTGCCTTTGGCGAGCCAGTTGGCCAGGTGGGGCACGTAGCGGATCGGGGTGTCGCCGTGGCGGGTCTGTCGGGCGTAGGTTTCGGCGGCTTGGACGATCAGGCCGGGGTTGACGGGCCCGGTGCCGTCGCCGGCCAGTGCCTGGAGGAACGCGTCACGGGTTTTGCCGTGGCTGCCGCCGGGTTTGGGCCAGACGGCCTCGATGGCGTTCAGAGCCGCGTCGATCGCGGCCGGGTCCGGTCCGGAAGGGTCTGGTTCGGAAGGGTCTGGTTCGGTTTTGGTTCCGGAGGGGTTGGGGGTGGTTATAGGGATAGGTTCGGATAGGTATCCCTTTGCTTCGATTTTTCCCGAAGCAATTGCTTCGTTGTTGCTTGAAGCATTTGCTTCGTTGTCGTGCGTGGTGTCTGCTTCGGTTTTGCTTCGTCGTGCCTGTCCGGATTTTCGACCTCCCTTGCGTCCCGCGGCGGCGCGTTTCTGGCTGAGTTCCGCGCCGCCGGCGAACTTGCACAGGTTGGCCGATTCGATGAGCCGGTAGCGTCCCGGCTCGTCGGCCTCGGTCAGGAAGCCGGCCTCGATCAGTGCCGTGGTGAGTTTTGGGGTGCCTCCGAACTGGCGGATACGGGTCTTGGTGAAGGTGCCGTCGTAGGCGGCGTCGCGCTTCTGCCGGCCTACGTACGAGCCGAGTTTCACCCATAGGCCGAGGGCGGCGAGGGGCAGTTCCTCGCATGCGACGGCGTCGTAGATGCCGTCGTCGACCATGAACCATGTCATTGCGATCACTCTCTTTGTTGGAAATATGGTTGGGCCGCGCCGGCCTTCCACGGGCGCGGCCGTGTCGTCTAGTGGATTTCCCCGGTGGTGGGGTCGACGTTGCCGGGCGTCTGTCCCGTGTCGGGTTCGGTGTCGGTTTCGAGGCTGCGGCGTAGGTCGTCGAGCATGATCAGTTCGCGGCTTTTGAGTGGTTTCGTGATCATCGTTTCGATCGCGAAACCGGCGTCGATGATGCCCTGGGCGAGCTGGTCGGCGTCGTACAGGGCCTCGGTGACCGCGTCGATGCTGCCGTAGGTGCGGATGTATGCCTGTTTGGTTGGCAGTTCGAGCATGCCGGCCACGGCGATCCTGAACGCGGCGGCGCAGTCCTTGAGGGTCGAGGCCTTCTTGGAGAGCTTGAGCAGCATGACGGGGGTGATCTCGTCGGGGATGAGCTGGTCCTGGACGAGTTTGCGTTTGCGTGTCACTTGGTTTGTCCTTTCTAGAATTCGGGGTCCGGTTCCGGGTCGGGGTTGCCGTAGTTCGCGCCGTTGCCGACGGGCTGGCCCCATGGGTCGGTGTCCTGCGGCTGGTTGCGTGGCGCGCCGGTGAACCCGTGTGGCTGGCCGTTGTCGTTGGCGTTTCGGGTCACGCGTGCGCTGTTGCGGGACAGGGCTGGGCCGATCTCGTCCACGCGTAGTTCGGTCACGGTGCGATTGGTGCCGTCGTTGGCGGTGTAGGAGCGTTGGGTCAGTCGGCCCTGCGCGATCACGCGCATGCCCTTGGCCAGCGACGAGCCGATGTTGGAGGCGAGCGGCGTGTGGGTGGAGTCCCATGCCGAGCAGCGCAGGAACAGCGCGGTGCCGTCCTCCCATTGGCCGGTCTGCCGGTTGTAGGTGCGGGGCGTGCTGGCGATGGTGAAGTTCGCGACCGTGGCGCCGCTGGGGATGGTGCGCAGTTCGGGGTCGGCGGTGAGGTTGCCGACGATCGTGATGACGGTGTCTCCTGCCATTAGTCCTCCTTGGCGCGTTCGGGTTTGCGTTTCCACATGCACAGGGCGCTGATCGTTCGTCGCTGCCTGTCGACGATCACGTCGCCGAATCGTGGCGGCAGGATCGTGACGGGCCAGGCTGGCTCCCTGTTGAGCCTGCGAATGGGGTCGAACAGGGTGTCGAGCAGTTCGCCGGCGCTCATGCGTTCGGCGTCCGCGCTCAATGGCCATTCGAACAGGCTGGTGGATTCGGGCCGGTGGTCGTAGTCGTCAGGCTGCGTCATCCACATCCCCTTCCTCCTTTTCGCACACGAGCCAGAGCCAGACCATGGGCAGGATCACGGTGAGCAGGGCGCTCAGGGTGATGGCCCATTGGGGGCTGCCGGTCAGGTGGCTGTGGGTGATCGCGTAGCAGGCGCACCAGCCCTCGGCGAGGGTGATCAGGATCAGCCACAGGCCGCGCGTGCCGTGGTGGCGTGCGGGCCATTGGCGTACGTGGCGCCAGGGCAGGTCGTCATGGGTGTTCATCGGTAGTTCCTTTCGTCTCTCATCGCGAATGCGAATTGCCAGCGGCTGGCCCCGCCCACGCATTGGCGTCGCACCCCGCCGGATTCGCTCAGCCATGTCACGCCGTTGCGTCTGGCGATCGTGGCCGCGGTGAACGCGAGCATGCGTTCCTCGTTCTCGAGGAACACGATGTCGCCCGGCGCGAGCTCGTCGAGCGTGTCGATCCGCGTGCCGGCGTCAAGCAGCTGCTTCCACACTGGTGTCTCTCCTTTTGGTTGTGCCTTCGGGCCGTGGGCCCGTGGTCGTGCCGTGGCGGGGATTCGAACCCCGTGCCCGCCGGTGTCGCGCTGTTGGTGGATCTCATCACTGCTGTCTCAAAAGGAGTCGCGCGTCCTTGCGGGCGTCCGGTCGCCGCCTGAGCGGCCCACGGCGTCGACGAACGGACCGTCGTGAAAGGGTCGTCCCATGCGGTCACGGGAGTGGTCCAGGGAATCCTCGTCCGACGGTCCTGTCGTTGGCGGCCCGGCCGGACACATGACAACCGGACGGGCCACCATTCCCGCCCCACAAGTGGACGGGAGGTCTTGAAATTGGTTAATGGATGGCAAAAGGTGGTTTCCGCATCCCCGTCGCTCCGCTGGAAGGACGGTTGGCAACAGCGACGGGGAACGCGGGAACCGGTGGATCCCCTCCCCTGCCCCGCAACCGGGTAGAGAGTGAAAGAACCCGATACCGGGGCCGGAGGAGGGGAAGAATTTCATGTTTCGAGGCTGCGGATCCACCGTTCCATGGCCTCGCGGGTGACCCTGCGCCGGCCGGGCTTGCCGAACCGGTTGGGCGGGCAGAACGAGTCGAGATCACCATGGTTGATGGCCCAGCGCACTCCCTCATAGTCGAGCGAGTACACCTGCGCCGCCTGCCGGGGCGTCCACGCCTGCCGTTCGCCCAACGGCACACGACTCGAATCCTCCACAGGGACGATCACGCTCATCGTGACGCTCCATTGTCGGCATGCGGTATGGTGTTTCCCATGGATTGGCTTGCTGAACATAGCGTCGAATTGGCCGGCTTCGTACTGACACTGGCGGTGACGATCATTGGTTGGATCATGGAACATAAGAGCTCCAAGGAACGCGACGAGAATCGCCGCCATGACATCAGCATGCTGGAGCAGCAGGTGGAGGCTCTGCGAGACCAGGCCTCCAGTCTGGAGGAACAGACCGTCCTGCAGCGTGCGCAGGTCGAGATGGCCACGAAGGCGGCCAGAGTGCCGAAGTGGCGCATATACCAAGTACAAAATCTCGAGTACGCCGTAGAGAACGGGAACACGTTCGACGCGCGAGACGTGCGGGTGGTATTGGCCAGCGGCAAAGAATACGAGCTAGGCGACATCACAAAAGGCTCCTCAATCGGATTCATATTCATGGAGAAAGGCGTCTGGTGCGAGGACGGGAGTTCGGACATCGAGATCACTTGGATCCAGCCCGACGATCCGGAACGACGACAGTCGGTGACGAATCCGTCTCCCCGGTACGTGAAGTCGTAAACAACGAGGCCAATATGCCGCCGTCAATTAGCACGCTCCTGCGATACGAGACAACCGTCTTGTCGAGATCCGGATAATACGTCACCGTCACGGGCTCATCATTCGAGATGCTCGGGGACTCAGGATCCTCACCCACCATCCGAGTAAGACGCGCTAACAAGACATCGCTCGGGGAGTCGATAACCACACGGGTCACAGGCATTACTTCACCTCCTTGTCGGCGAGTGCCGGGAGATCGGCTGCGTCTTCGGCTGTGGCGAGCAGATCGCTGGGACGTTCGCCGACTGCGAGCGCGGCGGATACGAATTCGGAGAGCTTCATGTCACCGCGGGAGAGGCGGGTCGAGAGAGTCTGACGATGCATACCAAGGCGCACAGCAAGGACTTTCTTAGGGATCTCGTCGCCGGCGGCCGCTCGACGAATACTACGAACGCCTGCAGCGGCAATCCTTAGTCCTACATCGCATATAAGCTTGCTGTCAAAATTTATGGACATACCAAGTACTGTAAAAACTTTCGGACATTCTGTCAAATCTTTTTGACGGCGTGTCGTTAAATTTGGACACATACACTTTTCGCATGGCACGAAAAGGACGAGCATGGACACCGGTCGATATCGAATCGGTGAAGGAGCTCCAGAAGCTCCGAGAAAAAGACGGGCGAGATCTTTCTCTTCGCGCTATTGGCGCGGCAACGGGAATTAGTCACGGTCGAATTGGAGACCTATTTAATTTCACGAACGGAGCCCCATCCCTCTACGAATTCACATCTCTGTGTCTGTTGTTCGGGGAGCGGCCTTCCTCTGTGCTGGAACGGGTCATGCAGACACTTGAACAACAGGGCCTCTCCCCCGCACTATCCGATACGGAAGCGATCCGTCTGGCTCACGAGGAAGCCATGAAAGAACCAATGGACCTCGACCAATTCGCCAAAACCCTCACAACGGAAAACAGCGTCCGGCACGCCAACTGAACCACTAGAAAGACAAGGGAGTCCAACCATGGGAAAGCATTCCGCAGGATCCGCCGCCAACGCCATCCCCACACAGCGCGACGAGGCCATCCAGCAGTACCAGGCCGAACATAACGGAGCATTACCTCCGGAAATGGCACAGCCGTCCACACCAATCGCCATAAACCAGCCGGCACCGACAACCCAACCCGAGCAACCGTCCACACAGGACAAAGTGCCCCTGTTCGGCCGCAAACAGGAGATCCTGCGCCTACGCACCGAACTCGCCAGAATGACGGCCGACAACAATCGACTCTGGCAGGAAAACCACGACATGACCGTCCGGATCCAACAGCTCGGAGGCATGAGCATCGCGGAACGCGACGAACTCATCCGACAGCTCGACACGCAGATCGCGCAACGGCAAGCCATGAGCTCGACCATCGACGACCAGCTCACCGACAGCCGCCAAGAGCTCGACAAAATCCGGAGCAGAGTGCTCGACCTGCGCAACTCCGAAGACCTGCAGGAAGTCGGACTCTACGACTACGAGAACCCCGCCGAGGACAGCGTCGCCCTCCAGACCAGGCTCGCCACGAACCGCCAGCAGCAGAAGGAAATGGTCCGAGACAAGACCGCCGTACACACCACCCGCGGATTCACCTTCAACAACTCCACATCCAAGGGCAACAAGTTCCTCAAGGACATGGCCCAGATGGCACTGAGCCTGTACAACGCCGAGGCCGAGAACTGCGTCAAAAGCGTCAAGGCCGGCAATCTGGAGACGTCCATCAAGCGCCTGAACCGGTGCTCCGACAGGATCGCGCGATTCGGCAAATTCATCGAACTGCGGATCTCTGTCGGATACCAGCGGCTCCGCATCGAGGAGCTCGAGCTCACCGCCCGACACATGCAGGCCGTCAAGGCTGAAAAGGACGCCGAACGCGAGCGCCGAGCGGAACTACGTGAACAGCAGAAGGCCCAGAAGGAGCTGGAAGCCGAGATGGCACGCCTGCGCAAGGAGCAGGAACACTACCAGAACGTGCTCGCCAAGATGAAGGAGAAGGGAGACCTCGAGGAAGCCGCGAAACTGGAGGCCAAGCTCGACGACATCGACAAGTCCATCAACGACGTCGACTACCGGGCCGCGAACATCCTCGCCGGCTACGTGTACGTCATCAGCGACGTGGGCGCGTTCGGCGAGCGCATGGTCAAGATCGGCATGACCAGGCGCCTGGATCCGATGGATCGCGTGAGGGAGCTGTCGAGCGCGGCCGTGCCGTTCAAGTTCGATGTGCATGCGCTGTTCTTCTCCGAGGACGCGGTGTCGTTGGAGACGATGCTGCACCACGAGTTCGAGGATCGTCGTGTGAACAAGGTGAACGCGCGCAAGGAGTTCTACTACTGCACGCCGCAGGAGGTGCTGGACAAGCTGCGGGAGAAGGACGTGGCCGTGGTCGAGTACCGTGTCGAGCCCGAAGCCGAGGAGTACCGGATCAGCCGTTCCATCGAGGAACAGCGGAGGCAGGCGCAACGGTGACCGCCGAGCTCGGCAGTGTCAACCAATAACCAACACGCACATAAACAACCGCCCCGGCAACTCACAGCGAGTGCCGGGGCGGTTTTGCGTTTACATGAATCCGAGTGTCTTGGCGATGGCGATGAGTGCCAAGGCGACTGCTCCGCAGCTTCCGATCAGGACGAGTGCCCAGTCGCACCAGAAGCATACCCAGAAGGTCTTTTTGTGGGATTTGATGAACCGGTACGCGCGTTTTCCTCGGTTGTCTTCGAACGCGTATTTCATGTCGGCGACTCTGAACAGGAATCGCAGGAAGGGATGCCAGCCGGTGATGTATGACAGTGCCGACGTGTCCGCTCCTTTTACCGTTGGGGAGTCGGTTCGGCTCATGTCCTCGATGCTGTCTTTGATTTCCAAAGTATTCCTAGCATCGCCTTCATAACGTTCCGATTTGTCGTCGGACAATCTTCCGGCGGCTTGGTCGTCGCCGTATTTCCCTCCTAGGGCGTCCGTGCTTGCGTTGAGGAAACGATCATCAAGTTCTTCTGCCATCGAACGTCAATCCTTCTGCGGTGGATTTTTCTCGAGTCGTTCCCGTCGTTTGCGCGCGGCGTCGAGCGATACGCCGAATTTCGCCGCGATATCGATGAGGCTTCGTCCCTCGTCGAGCATGTTCAGGAAATGTTCTTCAGGCATGAGCAGGGCTCCGGCGAACTCGTCGGCATAGAATTCATGCAGATCGTATCGCCCCGGCTCTCGCTTCTCGGCAAACGAGAAATCATCGTCGTCGGACACTTCCACCCGTTCGACATAGTGCCCCAGTTCGTGAGCGAGGGTGAACCTACGTCGGGTTTCTGATTCCGATGATTCGACGTAGGAGCGCGCCGGCTCCTTGGGCTTCTTTACGACCATGCCGGATACGCCGGCCGGCAACGACGCCTGATACGGTGTAACGCCCATAGCTCGACTGATCGTCGCTATCTTGACCGGGAAACGGCCATCCCAATAATTATCCAGGACGTTCTGAGCGCGTTCGCGCGCGTCCTGCCATACTAGTTTCGCCATTGTCACCTCTCTCGCATGTCATTGCTCATTATGGCAAGAAAATATGTCGGAGCATATGTTCTATCCGGCAGAAGGTCAAAACATTCACTCACCATCACTGGCCGATGCTTCCACGATCTGCGTATCGATGATGTCGGGGTCGTCATGCAGGTCGGGTATCGCCTGGCCCAATAGGGCGGCGAGGGATGCGGCGTCGCGGTGGGTGTAGTGGTTGGTCATGGTGATGCTGGTGTGGCCCATGATGGCGGTGCGAGCGTCGTCGGGCATGTTGGCTCGGGCGGTCATGCTGGCCATCCAGTGGCGGGCGGAATGGATGTTGACCATCGGCAGGCCGGCCGCCTTCAGAGCCTTTCGCCAGTTGTAGCGTTCCGCGGAGCTGCGCACCGGGTTGCCGCGCGCGTTCGTGAACACAAGCTGGCGCAGGCCGATGTTCAACCGTTCGATGCGCGACCACAACCGCGTCCACAGACTCTCCGAGATCGGAACGAACCGTCTGGCCGCGCGCGTCTTCGGCGTGGTGAGCCACAGGGTGCCGTATAGGTGCTCGGCCTTGAGCCACCCCGGTATCTCCACGTCGCCGGGAAGCCCGTACTGCTGTATCTGCTGGCACACGTCGATTCCCGGCACGCCGTCGCGGCGCCTCAGCTGGAACGGCATGAGCGCGTACCGTTCGCCCTCCCTCATGCCGGCTGCGAACGCGAGCTCGAACAGCAGCATCCACGATTCGTCCACGTCCACGGTCAATGCCGGGCCGCGTCGTTTCGCGCCCCGGTTGGGCACGGCCTCGATCAGTCGTTTCGGCTGGTCGGGCGAGAGTATCCGCGTTTCGGCGGGCTCCACCCTCGGTGGCTTGACCCTGCGGCACGGATCCACGGGGATGAGCTCCTCGAGTTCGGCCTGGTCGAGCATCATCTTCAGGCTCACGTAATGGTCCTTGAGAGTGGACGGGGCGAGCCGCTTGCCGAGCACCCTCATGCAGCGGCGGATGTGGTCGGGCTTCAGCTCGTCGAGACGGACGTGGCCGATGACCTGCATGCATGCGTGGATGCGACCGGCCCGTGTCCGGTACGTGGTCGGCTTGACGTTCAGCCGGTACTCCTCGAGCCAGCGTTCCGCATAGTCCTCGAGCAGCGGGCTTTTGGCGCCGGGCAGCCTGCCGGTACGTTCCATATCGGCGATCCTCGCGTCGAACCGTTCGCGCGCATCGGCCTTGGTCTTGCCCTTGGCGGTGATGAACCGGCGTCTGCCGGTGGCGGGATCGGGGTCGATCTCGCGGCGGAACTCCCATGATCCGTCCCTGCGATGGATGATGCTGCCCGAACCCTTGGTGCGTCGTCTGCCGTTGGCCGCCAT